CTAAATGCGACATTTGCCTTTCAGTGGATTAAGGTCTATTGCATCCTGTAGAAAATCCGGGGCAAAGTGTGCATATGTCATCGTCTGAGATAAATTGGCATGTCCCAGCAATCGCTGTAGTGTCAGGATACTGCCGCCGTTCATCATAAAATGCGTTGCAAACGTGTGTCTCAGAACGTGTGTTGCCTGCCCGCCCGGTAACGTCGGCTTCACTTCCTTTAAAATTTTCCGGAAGCGCTGATACGATATATCAGGGAATAGCAGCCCGTTTTTACCGTCACATATCATGTCGGCAACATCATCAGAAATCGGCACAATCCGGGGCTTGCGGGTTTTCGTAAATGTAAAACGTACCTTATTCTGAATCACATGTTCCCGCTTTAACCTGGTTGCTTCACTCCACCGGGCACCGGTACTGAGGCAAAGAACGGCAATGTTATAATCATCACCACTAAGGTTAGTCAGCAATCTGCTGACATCATCATCCGTCAGATATGACATTTCCGTGGCCTGCTCTTTCAGCTTCTTATAACCGCTGAAAGGGTGTTCGCCGAGATAAAGACCAGCATCAATTAAATACGTAAAAATGCCGCGCACTGCGGTAATTTCACGATTAATCGACGACGCTTTAACCCCGTGAGCCGTGCGTATCTGGCAATACTGGGATATAAGTGATTTGTCTATTTTTGGTGTTGCAGGGTCTGACATCACGCGGCAAAACATATCAACTCTGTTCTTTTGATCTCGTCCATGATCGAGATGACTCCCAAATAAATCCCACCATTGTTGCGCTATTTCGCTTAACGGGCGATTGTCGGTTAACTTCGGCGCCCATTCTTTCGAGTGGTTGGCCATCACGTACCGTTCATAATTAACGGCTTCAAACTTCTTATCAAATTTCCGTCTGACACGCTTTCCGTTGCGGCCAGTCGGACGAATGTCCACTTCATAGCGACCATCTTCGAGTTTCTTAATTGACATAAGAAAGCCCTCCGAGGGTGCAAAGACTTTGTGAATCAATAAACTCACAAAAATCGAGATGTATTGTTAGCCAGTTTTCTTGTCTGAGCGGGGTGACGTTGTTTCTTCGTGCCCATTGTGTGCGAGGGCCGGTGCTATTTGGCCAGCTTCAGGATTAACTTCGTCGAACATGAACCAGTCGCGGTATTTTCTGAATAACGGAGTAGAAAATATTTTTACTCCGGATTCAAATGTCATCTTCGATTTATCGCTTTCATAACCGTGATAAGTTGCGTAGTTCAGGCCTGCCATTTCCACTAGTTCCTTTTTTGTTATCTGCTCAGAGTTCCGCATAATCCTTAATTTTTCACCTTGCGTTCTTGACATAATGTTGAGTTCTCAATATTGTATGGAGTATTAGATTTCACCGTTAAAAGCAGCAGTGAGCGTAAGAGGGCTACAAAGAGCCACAACAAGAGAGGTTAACAGATGACAAAGGAAAACGTAAAGGTTGCCGCTACATTGAAAGCAGGTTCTGCGGATTATGTGACCGAAGCCCGGTTTGCAGAAATGATCGGCAAAACAGCGCAGGCTGTTTCTGATATGCGTAAGGCTGGGAAATTGCCTTATGTGGAAATGAAAAACCCGAACGCCAGTCGCGGCGAATATTACATCAGTGTTTCAGCCTGGAATGAGGGCATGGATCTCGCGCGTGCCACTCTGCCCGACGAAATCCGAAACGGCTGGCTTGTGTGGCTGGGTCTCGGTAAACCGCAGATTAGTTGAGGTTGGCTATGGTCAGGCAAATCAGCACACACAGCCAAGCATATCGCGGATTTATTATTATCACCCTACCGCGTAACGCGACACGGAAAATAACGCAGTATCACGTCACCTTGTCTGATGGGGATGATAGCTGTCATTCGTTTGGGAAGTTTGACGCACTGGCGCAGGCGACGGGTTTTATAGATTCATTGTTCGATAAGAAATAACGGCGGTAACTTATGCGTGCAACGGCTGAATTAATTGATATTACATCACAGTTACAGAGTGGAGATATTAATCATTCGCTGGCTGGCGTTAAGAGTTACAAGAATAACGGTATGTCATTTTCTGAAAGGACAGAAAAACTAACTGAGGCCGGAGCATTGCGGACAACTGTTTTTTTCAAAAACAAACAGGATAATCCAGATAATAGAGAACTAGCCGGATTTCTTGAATATATGCGGCTGTCAGATAAACGAATACTGGATATGATTTTCTTTCTTGCAGGATTGGGTAATAAAGAAAGAAAATATGCAGACCTGACAAAAGAGGAAAAACAGCAATTAATTATTGCTATTAATAAAATAAAGTCACTAACGGCATTAATGCCGAAAAATATTTCATACCCGATTTAAATATTGACCAAAAAGAAAATGACCTTAACCGGTCAGGGCTTTTTATTACCTAAATAATGAGGTTTTAAAATGAAATCAATTCCGGAACCAATATTCACCCCTGTAGCTGAAAACATCAAAGCCAACCGTGAAGACGAGCGCAAAACCTTGCTTGATGGGTTTGCCGGTCGTTTGCGCACCATTTCCCATAAAGCGTTAAGACAGAAAATGACACCAACTGAAATTTATCACCTGCTCAATGGTGAGGCTGACCGTATCGAAAACGAAGCGGGAGAGCTGAACCATGTCTGACGAAATCGACCGCGCCAATGACCACGCCGCGCTTGTGCTTGAAAGCCAGATAGCCGCCGCCCGTATTACTGCTGCGGGTGCGTCTGCGTTTGAATGTGAGGGGTGCGGTAAACCAATCCCTGAGCCACGCCGCCGCGCTGTGATCGGTTGCACCATGTGCATTGATTGCCAGGCAATTGATGAACTGAAAAACAAACATTACCGGAGCGTGTGAAATGGTTGAGAAAACCATCCTCAAATGGGCGGGTTCAAAAGTCGGCATTATGGAACAACTACGCCCGCACCTGCCAAAAACAAAACGCCTCGTTGAGCCGTTTGCTGGTTCCTGTGCTGTGATGATGAATACTGACTATGAGCAGTATTTAATTGCAGATGTGAATAACGATTTAATTACCATGTATCAGCAAATAGCGTCAGATAATATTGATGAGGTTATAAGAACCGCATACGGTCTTTTTGAATCAGAGACTGTTGAGTCAGGCTATTATATAGAGCGCGATTTTTTTAATAAAAGTAAACATGTCTTACAACCTGAGTTTATCGCGGCATATTTTATTTATTTAAACCGTCACTGTTATAACGGATTGTGCCGCTACAATCAAAAAGGTGGTTTTAATGTACCGTGTGGAAATTATAAAAAAACTTATTTCCCGGAAGAGGAAATCCGCGCCTTTTCTGCCAAAGCAGAAAAGGCCAACATTCAGCATCTTGTATGGCAGGATACCTTATCACTGGTCGATTTTGGTGACGGTGTGTATTGCGATCCCCCGTACATGGGGAAAAATTTCACTCTATATCACGCTGACGGATTCACAGATAGCGACAATGAGGCGCTGGCCTTTGCTCTGAAAGATTTGAATGATATTCAGGGTAACCCTGTCACAGTATCAAATTCGCTGGCCGCAAAAGAGCTGTATGCTGATTTAGGCTTCACTATCCACGAAATAGAAGCACCGCGAAAAATATCGGCGAAAGGAAAAAGAGAAAAAGCACCTGAAATTATTGCTGTGCTGGGTGGTTGCCAATGAGTATCACCGACCCGCGCTACGGCATTTATATTACCGATACCCGCTATGCTATCACCCGCAGACTGCCGGAAGAACACGCATCACTTCCGGAGTATGCGCTGATTGAGGCTGACCTTAAAAATAATAGCTGGTCACTGGTTGCACGGTATGACAACCCTGTCGTGATGGTTGCTGATCTGGTTGCCATGCAGGTTATCAGGCCGAAAGATAAACCGGTAAAAACACTGGATGAGTATTTGCTTTTCAGCGAAATGATAGTGAAACGCTGTCAGACAGCGCTGTCTGTACTCAGGGAAATACCGGTTGGTGATCGGTCATGACCGGAAAAGTCATTGATTTCAGTGTGCAGCCGCCGCCGGAACCGGCGGTTTTTGTGCATGAGTGGAACAAAAAGCGACATGAGGCGGTGCTGGGTTTTGAGCAGCCGTTAACGCCCGCACAACTGAAACAGAATCAGGATTTGCAGGATGAAATTGAACGCCTGCCGCGTATGCTGCGTTTCCCGTTCCGCAAGCGCTATGAAAATATTTACGAAGAAAAGGGGCTGTTAGAGGCTCACAAATATCTGTATTTCAAATTTTACCGGGAAATACTCCCGCGAGTTAATGCTGTTAATGACCGCTTTTCGGTGCGTCATATGGATCAGTTTAATGCACTGCCGGAGTTATCCGACAAGGCCGTTAAATTACTGGCAAAGCAACTGGCGAAAGTATTTTTTGAGCGTTGCCAACTGCTGATCGATAAGGTCAGCGAGATTGGTGATGGTGCCATATTTAAATTTAAGTACCTGTATGAAATATACGGGCACATGGCAGTTGATGCCAAAGAACTGCATATCACCCCGCTTCACTACAGCCGGTATCTGAAAGGCTCAATTAGTGAAAAAAATATCCATTCTGCGCTTGCCCGTCTGGTGAATGATGATTTCTGGTACCGACGTTTACGAGCGCACCGGGCGCGGTGGCGTGAGTCGCTGCTGATTGCCGTTATGGCCGTCAATATGAATAAGCGTCCGTATGCCAGCCGCCAGGCGATTAATGAAGTCCGCGCCCAGCGTAAAGCGAACGAAGAATATCTGAAACAGATGGATATCGAAGACACCGAGACAGGTGAGAGGTTTGATCTGTTTGAAAAAGTGATGGGGAGTATTTCCAACCCTGAAATTCGCCGTATGGAACTTATGGCACAGATCGCCGGCATTGAGAGAGTGGCTATGCAACGCGGTGATATCGGCATGTTTGTTACCATCACGACACCGTCAAAGTACCACCCGACAAAGGTTACCGGTAAGAAAGACGAGAAAAAGGCCATTATTAATCATAACTGGTCGAAAGAGGCTTACACGCCAAAGAACGGACAGGCATATCTTGTCCGCGTGTGGTCGAAAATACGGACAGCTTTCAAGGATTACGGGCTTAAAGTCTACGGTATTCGCGTTGTTGAGCCGCATCATGATGGGACTCCGCACTGGCATTTATTGTTATTCACTGACAAAGCCAGTCGTACGCAGGTTATCGACATTATGCGTAAAAAAGCCCTTGCCGTTGACGGGAAAGAGCAAGGCGCACAAAAACACCGGTTTAAATGTGAACACATGAACCGTGGCGGCGCAGTCAGTTATATCGCGAAATACATTTCTAAGAATATTGACGGTTACGCACTGGACGGTGAAATCGATAATGATACCGGAAAACCGCTGAGTGATACCGCCGCAGCCGTGACCGCATGGGCGGCAACGTGGCGCATTCCGCAGTTTCAGTTTTATAACCTGCCGTCAAAGGGGGCTTACCGCGAGTGCCGCAAGTTGCGTGGTGTTTCTATCGCAGAGCAGATCGGTGATGTGGCGGAAAAGGTCAGGTTTGCCGCCGATAAAGGCTTTTTTGATGAATACATCCTTTCTCAGGGTGGCCCATGCACCCCGCGTGACCTGCAAACGGTCAGAGTCGCAAGACGCGCCGCTGATCGGCTGAACCAGTACGACGAAGAAGTCCCGGAAGTATTCGGGATCTACTCCCCTGTTTTTGGCGGTGATATCGTCAAAACCCGCGAACGTAAATACCAGATTGTTAAAAAACACGACAGTCAAAACCCGGCACCGGTTGCCGTTGGTTTTGATTTTAATCTTTTAAAGGGCGGCATCGCCGACCCTCGGAGTCCTGTCAATAACTGTGGATCGGTGATCTCAACCGATGGTGATAAATCGCCAGATTTAGCACCAAACTACGGCGTGACAGGGGTTTACCAAATAAAACCGTGGGGTTCATGCCTGAGTGACAAGGCCGCTGAAAAAGCGGCACAGGCAGCAAAACCGGCACAAATCGCAAGCCGGGTTAATTCCCGCATCACTTTAAGTGACAAAGAAATCGCATTTATCCCGGAAATACAGAAATTCACCGCCGCAATGGGGCATGAAATGCCAGCGGACGGGTTGATGATGATGTTTATCAGGGGCATGACCGTTGATTACGGTGATCAAAAACTGTTGTTCCGTGATGGCCGGATGCGGCTGGAACTGGGCGACGAGGAAAAAGCAGTGAGAGGACGGCAGCAGGCCGTTAAACGTGAGCAGAAAGCCGCGTCAATACTATCAACGATAGAAAAATTATCTAATACATTTAAATAAATAGTTTTTGTGAAAAGCAACAATAATTATAAGTAAAGTGAGTATCTGATCACAATTTATGGTTTATTAAAAAAAAATTTTTTTTACTTGTTATATCATAATGCAGAAAGAGGCAGGTTTTTCCTCCTACTTTATGTAGGGGTGGCTCTAATAAAAAACAGCGGTTCCTGTTAAAAACAGTGAAAGCTGTTGACTTCGGTCACTTACCCATTTATGGGTGTTAAAGTATTCTCAAATTTTCTTGCCTCTTTCTTCAATTATTACTTATGGTCATTGTAATGAAAGATAACATTTGGTTTACCTACAAAGCTAGGATTCAGGCTCAAAGTAGACTTGAATATTTAGATACACACTCACAGTTTTTATTAGTATGGTATGCAATATTGGGTGCTGTATTAGCTATCATCTCAATACGCTACCCCGTTGTATTGAATGAAAACACTGATATATATGCAGCTATTTTATCTGTAGCATTACTTGTTCTTTCATTAGTCATTTCCAATCGGGACTTCCGAGGAAGATCAATAAAAATGAGAGAAAATTATATAGCCATGCATAAGCTATATATTTTAGCTGAAAATAAATTAATTGATAACGTCCAATTGATAGATAATTACTTCACATTATTAAATGATGTTGAAAATCATAAAGCCATTGATGACAAAATATTCAGAGTAAAATCACAAGCATTCTTGACAAGCAGAAAGCCAACATATTTTGATAAAGTCAATGTTATCTTTTTCATATTCGGAATATACTTTTTGACTATCTTTCTGTATTTATTCCCTTTTTTATTTTTAATGGTATACAAATGACAGCTTCAATAATTTTCGGAAAGAACTTTTCCATTAGAAACCTAAATAAAATATACACAGAAAGAATTATCGGTTCTAGTGCCATAGGATTAGATAGAATCAGGCCAGATAGATTAAGTGAAAATATATTATCGGAGGTCTCTATAATATCAAAAAAATACAAAAATGGGACCTATAAGTTTACCGCATATAAAGAAAAACTAGTTTCCAAGGGAGCTAATTCAAATCCTAGACAGATTTCCATCCCAACGGCCAGGGATAGAATAACATTACGTGCTATTTGTGATAGCCTTGCTGAGTTATTTCCAAATGCAAAATTAAAAGTGCCTCAAGAGGTTATATCATCTCTTAATAACGCAATTAAAAGTAAAATATATAGTGAATATGTTAAGATAGATCTTAAAAATTTCTATCCATCAATCCCACACGAATTAATCAAGGAATCAATAAAGTATAAAATAAGAAAAAAAGAAACAAGAGATATAATTTTAAAAGCAATAGAAACGCCTACCGTCAATAGTCAACTTGGAAGAAATAATACGGAGAGTTTAAAAAAAGGTGTGCCACAAGGATTATCTATATCAAACATACTTGCTGAAATATCATTAAATAAAATTGATGATGATATTTTAAAAACTCCTGACATTTGGTACAGAAGATATGTTGATGATATCTTAATATTAACAAAATCTGGTCAGGCAACAAATATTTGCAGCACCATTATAGAAAAACTAGAGTCAATAGGATTAGAGCCACACCCTCTAGAAGAAGGCTCGAAAACAGTAGTATCTACTTTTGTTAATGAATTTTCTTTTCTTGGCTACAAAATTAGTGAAAATAATATCCTCATAAAGAATGAAAGCATCCTTAGATTTGAATCATCTATAGCAAAAATATTAACGGCGTATAAATATGCAATATCAAGAACATCATTAGATCAAGAAAGAGCTTTAGAATATTGCAAATGGAAATTAAATTTACGTATAACTGGGTGTATTTTTGGTGGTAAGCGATTTGGATGGGTTGCTTATTTTTCTCAAGTATCTACAACATCACAGCTTAGATCACTAAATCATGTAATAGACAAAATGTTAAAAAGATTCGGTTTGCAAAAAAAAATAAAAGTAAAATCATTAATAAAAACATTCTATGAATTGCATCGTGGTGATAAAAACAAGTATAGATACATACCTAATTTTGATAATCTTACAATCGAACAGAGAAAAGATATTTTATCATTATGGCTAGGGAAAGAAAAAGTAAACACCCTACCAGAAGATTATATAATAAAGATGTTTGATAAAAAAATATCAATCTCTGTAAGAGAATTAGAGGAAGATATCTCTGGAATATCTTAATTAAACTATTGAATATATTTTAATTCGCATAGGCTAATTAGATAACTCTAATGATGGACATATCTCTATAAAAATACAGAAAGCATCTACATCTATATTAAACATAAGTGGGATTCTTTCTACAAACGATTGCATAGATTTGTGCAATCGTTACCAAAAACCGCATAAACGGAAAAGGATTTCCATAGCCGCACAGCCCCATATCCGGCGGGGTTCAGGGGATCTCTTGCGGGTGCATGAAAACCGCCCTATTTAGTGGGCAGGCGTGGCGGGGCTACGATTGCGCGGCGGCATGTTTATCCGCTTCCCGGTTGTCGCAAATTTCCCGGGCGTAGCGGCGTTAAAAGCAAAAAGAGGTGGTACGGGTTATCTTTTTTCAGGTCGTCACACGGTGCGATACAGGCGGCATTACGGATGGTTTTAGCGGGGCTAAATCCGGCAGATTCGTATTCCGGCAGCGAGTTTAGTATAATATCGTGGGGCGCTATTATTATTGGTAACGCCGATCTTCATCATGTACGGACGTAAAAAAACCGCCTGGCAGCGGTTCCTGTGTTTGTATTGTGATTAATCATCCGGCAGCCGGTAATCCTCAAACCGGATCACCTCTTCGCCGCACCAGTCATTTAACTGTTTCATCTTGGCCTGTAGCGGCATCAGTTCATTGCGGACAAAAACCTTTGCCGCCTTTTCCACATCACCGAAGCCGCCGGTGTTCTGCGGCAGTATGCCCATCAGTTGCGGCGGTACCCGGTGGGCGGCCAGCATGTCATCACGGCTGACGTTCTTGATATTCAGGAATTCATCCTTGGCGGCGACTTCACTGAGCGGCATCACCTGAATCCCGTCTTTCTTCCCGTTCGGGGCATACAGGAACAGGTTGCGGAAGTTGCCGGGTCCTTTGCTGCTGCGAACCGCTTTACGGATGTTGTCGATATCACCCGGCGTCTGGGAAGAATCACTGATGTACATGATGTACCCGGCGTGACTGCCGTTAAGATAATACCGGCGGCGGAACAGCGTGGCGGATTCGTTCAGCAGGGTTGACGGCAGCGCGGCCAGATATTCCGGCAGGCCGTACAGTTCCTGATTCACATCCGGTTCAATCAGGTGAAACACAGCGCAGGGTTCAAACGGGTAGGGCTCACTCTCATAGCCGTATTTGGTGAACCAGTACTGATCCCCGTCAATCCCGCGCCGGGTGTATTTGGCCGGGGCGTGGTCAAACCGCAGGATGCCGCCGAGGCGGTTGTAACGGGTTTCAACGTAGGCGTTACCGAACATCAGAAAATCCAGCGCGAAACTGTCAAAGGTTTTCCGGTCTAACAGCGGGTGCGGGATAAAGGTGCTGGTCAGTATGTTACGTTTTACATAGATTGCGCTGCTGTGATGCGGTGCGGCCCGGAACGCTTTGGACAGCCCGTTAAAACTCAGCGGCGGTTCATACCAGTGCTCCATCCGGACACACTCCAGGTAATCATAAATCTCGCGGCTGTCGAGCACCGACACCGGCTCGCCGAACGTGAACGCCTCCACGCCGCCGGTATTCTGTTGTTTATGCTGTTTGTTTTTGTTTCTGCGGCTCATTAATAAAGCTCCACGATATTATGATGTTGAGTGTTTTCACCCGTGATAGGTTCGTTGTACAGGGCATGCATCGCAGCCCAGGCGAGATCCGCATGGCTGGCATCCTCGCTGCGGCTGGCTTCATAGGTCGGGCGGTTGCCGCTGGCGGTGGTTGAGCGGCGGATAGACATAAATGACTGAATGACGTCCCGATCGCCGGCATCAAATTCCAGCCGTCCGCTGTTGATGACATCCCATGCTTTCAGCACCAGGGCGTTTTTTACCGCCGGGTTATAGACGAACTCCCGCACCTGCGGGAAAAACTCCTGCACGGATTTAAAGACGCCGTGGCCGATCCCGGTACTGTCGATACCGATGTATTCCACGTTATAGCGCTCGGTCAGTTGTTTGATGGCTTCCGCCTGAGCGCGGAAATCCATCCCGCGCCACTGGTGGCGCTCAAGGATGCGGAACGCGCCGCCGAACATCACCGGCGGTGCAATCACCACACACCCGGCACTGTCGCCGCCCTCGGTACCTTTGGCCGGGTCATAGCCGATCCAGACCGGCCGGTGACCGTATGGCCGGTACAGTTCCGGCTGAAAGTCCTCCCACACATCCCACGAATCGACCAGGCAACTCTGCATCAGTTCCAGCGAGAAAATGGACGCGATATCGTCCACAAAGTCACACATCAGCAGGTTCTGATATTCATCCGGGCTGTATTCAAGGCGCAACTGTGCGATATCGAACAGGTCACAGCCGCCGCGTACCGCGTCTTCAACGGTGACAATCTGCCGCCACTGACCATCCTCACACAACCGGCCGTCACGTAATGCCGCATGGCTGATATCAATATCCACGTGATCAGCCTTTGCGCGGCCCCGGTTAAACAGTTTTCCTGACCAGAACGGGTATGCGCTATGGGTCAGGCTTGACGGTGTGGAAAAATAGGTCTGCCGCCATTTTTTGTGCATCGCCATGCCGGAGGCGACTTTGCGCAGTTCCTGAAATTTCGGTATCCAGAAATATTCATCCAGGTAAAGATTGCCGTGATAACTTTGTGCGGTCCGGGCATTGGTACCGAGGAAATACAGGGTGGCACTGTTCGGCAGGACAATCGGGTCGCCTTTCAGGTCAACATCGACCTCGCGGGCAATCTCAATGATGTACTGTTTGAATACATGCGCCTGTGCCTTACTGGCGGAAAGAAAAATCTGATTGCGTCCGGTCAGCAGCGCGTCCATAAACGCTTCACGGGCGAAATAATATGTCGCCCCAATCTGGCGGGATTTAAGGATATCGCGGATGCGGTTCTGTGCCCCCGCGCGGTACCAGTTTTTCTGATACTCAAACATGTTCCCCATGAAAATCTGTTCCAGCTTTTCGATCTGTTCGTCGCTGAACACATTTTTTTCCGGGGTCCTGCGTTCACCGGCGTTACGGTTCGCCAGTTTCGGGTTGAGATCGGTCTCATTGCCGCCGTTCTGATAGCGCCGGATTTTGGCGGCACGCTCCAGCTGACGGCCTAACAGGTCAATCTCTTTGTAATCCTTGCCCTCTTTGCTTTCTTTGGCGATAAGCTGGCACAGCCGCGCTTCAAGGGAGAACTCCACCCGGTCAAAAGGCGTGATGTCGTCCCACTGGTCGCGGCGCTTCCAACTGTGAATCGTTGAGGCTTTCTCACCCAGCATTTCCGCGATCCGTGCAATACGGTAGCCGCTGAAATACAGGTGCATGGCCTTTTTGCGTGAGTCAAATACGGTTATCGTTTCCATGCCGCCAGATTACTGGCCGCACTTCCCACGCGCCCTGCCGTTCTGTTGTATACCGCAGTGGTACAACAGCCTTTCATTGTTTCCGCAGCAATTCACCGGAACCATAGCCCCATCATTACTGACAATCCTGTCCTGACTGATGGAGTCATTCCCATGACAGTAAAATCAAAGCCGGTGCGTATCTGTACAGAGGGTGCCACCACTGACGGCCGCACCGTACAGCGCAGCTGGCTGACCGATATCGAGCAGAACTACGACCCGAACGTCTACGGGGCGCGCATTAATATTGATCACCTCAACATGTCCTATATGCCGCGACTGGGGGATGTCGAATCGGTGTATACCGAAGAAATCAAAGACGGTGCACTGAAAGGCAAATTAGCCCTGTATGCCACGCTGAAACCCACTGACGACCTGATCGAAATGAATAAAAAGCGTCAGAAGGTGTACACCTCTGCTGAAATCGCTCCGAAATTTGCGGACACCGGCGCCGCCTACCTTGTCGGGCTGGCAGTGACGGATAACCCGGCCAGCCTTGGCACGCAGATGCTGCAATTCAGTCAGGGCGGCGGGGAAAGCCCGTTCGCGGGTCGCAAACAGTCGAAAGACAACGTGATCACCCTGGCGGAAGAAACCGTTATCGAATTCACCGGCGACAAGCCGGAAGAACCGAAAACCCCGTCACTGTTCGCCCGCATCACCGAAGTACTGACCGGCAAAGGTAAGCAGGATGATGCCCGTTTTCATGATGTGCATCAGAGCGTTGAGCTGATCGCCAAAGCCGTCGAAACCATTCAGACGGATGTTGCCGCCCTGAAAAAAACAAGCCTGTCCGATCCTGAGCCGGAAGAAATCGCGGAACTGGCCGCGTTGAAAAAAGAACTCAGTGAACTGAAAACGCAGCTGAGCCAGCAGGATAACAACGGTCAGAAACGCCCGGTGTCACTCGGCAACAACGGCACACCGCCGGAAGAACTGCTGACGGACTGCTGATCCCGGCCTCACCCGACTTGAGAAAGAGAACATGAAAAAAGAGACCCGCTTTAAATTTAACGCCTACCTGATGCAACTGTCTGCACTGTATGAGGTGCCGGTTGAGGAAATGACCAGCAAGGTTGAAATCACCCCGTCCGTGGCGCAGAAACTGGAAGATAATATCCAGATGTCCGCCGCATTCCTCAGCCTTATCAATATTGTTCCCGTCCCGGATAAAAATGGTCAGGTTATCGGGCTGGGTGTCGGCTCCACTATCGCCGGAACCACAGACACCACAAAAGAAGATCGCGAAGCGACCGATCCGTCTGAAATGACCGATATTAAGTATGAATGTCAGCAGACCAACTATGACACCGCGCTGACCTACCAGAAACTGGATCTGTGGGCGAAGTTCAAGGATTTTCAGCTGCGTATCCGTAATGCCATTATCCGCCGTCAGGCGCTTGACCGCATTATGATTGGCTTTAACGGTACACACCGTGCCAAAAAATCCGACCGTACTGCAAACAAAATGCTGGAAGACGTCAATATCGGCTGGCTGCAAAAAGTCCGCACCGATGCAGAAGCGCATGTGATCAGTGATGTCAGAGACGATGCCGGTAACGTGATTTCTGCCGTGATCCGCGTGGGTAAAGGCGGTGATTTTAATAACCTTGACGCACTGGTGATGAGCGCTGTTGATGAGGTTATCGACGAAGAATACCGCGATGACACTGAACTGGTGGTTATCTGCGGGCGCAAGCTGTTATCCGACAAATATTTCCCTCTGGTCAATAAAGAGCAGGAAAACAGTGAAAAACTGGCCGCTGACCTGATTATCAGCCAGAAACGCATCGGCGGGTTACAGGCCGTGCGTGCGCCGTATTTCCCGGAAAACGCCCTGTTTATCACCCGTCTGGATAACCTGTCTATTTACTGGCAGAGCGAAACCCGCCGCCGCCACATCATCGACAACCCGAAACGTGACCGGATTGAGAACTACGAATCCGTCAATGAGGCCTATGTTGTTGAGGATTATCGCGGTACCGCACTGATCGAAAACATTCAGATGCAGAACGGTGCTCAAAAACCGGACGCACCGGATACCGGTGATACCGGCAAAGAGGGCGGCGAATAATGGGCGGCAGTATTTTCCGCCGTCATGTGATGCGGGTCAGTGCGCAGCAGGATGCACAGCAGCGCACCCCGCAGACTCAGACCGGCACGGCTTACACACAGATGACACTGATGATGAATGCTGACCGCCGCAGACTGAAACGTATTCAGTCGTTTGAGCGCAAAGCGGCCACCAAGCGGGAAATACTGCCGAACTATGCGCCATGGGTCGGCGGTATTCTGGCTTCCGGCAGAGGACAGCAGGACGATGTACTGATGCGGGTGATGCTCTGGCGGATTGATGCCGGAGACTTTCACGGCGCACTGGATATCGCGGATTATGCCCTGCGCCATGGCCTGAAAATGCCGGAAAATCACACCCGGACAACCGGGTGTGCCGTGGCGGAAGAAATCGCGGATATGGCGGAAAAGCTGTACGCCGCCAAAACCCCGGTACCGCTGGATGTGCTGACCCGTACCCTCGATCTGACCGGTGATGAGGATATGCCGGATCAGGTCCGGGCAAACCTCCTGAAATGGCTGGGCTATGCACAGCGTGATGACGGGTATTTACAGCCTGCCACCTGTTCATGGTTGCGGGCGCTTGAATTATATGACCGTGTCGGTGTTAAGCAGGATTTGCGCCAGCTGGAAAAGCTGATCGCAAAACAGCAGGAAGAACGCGACGCGGCACAACCAAACGAGCCACAGCGCCGGGGCGGCACAGCGGAATAGCCTCCGGGCCTGCACGCTGTCCACCGCCCACCTTTTACGGGGTAACCGATGGACTTCACATCAGACAAAACAACAGACGTACCGGACGAAACACTCAACAGCGGGGATTTTTTCCCGGATATCAGTTTGCGGAAATATCAGTCAGCGGTACTGACAGACGGAAAAGTTACGGCGGAGCGCCTGAAACATGCCCTTATCAACGCCATGATTGAGGTGAACCGCGAGTTATCCGGCTGGAAACAGTCACAAATTGCCGCCGGATATCCCTCAATGGCAGCGGTTCCGTCCGATCATATCGCCAATGAAAGCGAACTGGTTTTACTTTACCACCGGGCGGTCTACAGCCACGCAAAAGCCGGGCTGACCGAGCGTTACCGCGACACCGACACCACCGACAGCGGCGAAAAGAAAGCCGCCGCCCTGGGTGAGACGGTGGATGACCTGCGCCGTGATGTGCAGTGGGCGATTCAGCGCATCAAAGGTGAGTCGCACAATATCTGTGAGCTGATATGAACGTCTTTGCGTTACAGGGTGAAACCCTTGACGCCCTGTGCTTCCGGGTTCTCGGACAAACTGCCGGAGTGGTTGAACAGACGCTTGAACTGAATCCCGGCCTTGCCGGTTACGGCGCCGTGTTACCGCACGGAACACCGGTTGAGCTGCCGGATGTGGCAGAGCAGCCGCAAAAAACAATGATCCAGCTTTGGGACTGATAACACCTCCACAAAGGGGGATGGGTATGAAAACGATGAAAGAACACTGGGCTGATATTCTCGACACCCTCAAAAACGCCTGGCCGCAGTTGTCCGGCGTGGCGATAGCTATTTTTATCCGCTATGCGTGCCTTATCTATGACGGTGACACCCGTAAAAACAAGTGGGCTGAATGCCTGCTGTGCGGTGCGCTGTCATGGGCGATTATCAGCGGCGCGGAGTTTATCGGTATTCCGAACGGAGCCAGCGGCATGATCGGCGGCGCGGTCGGATTCTTAGGTGTTGAGAAAATCCGCGACATTGCACACCGCATGATTAATAAACGACTGGGAGACTGATTCATGTCACGAGGTATCAGAAATAATAATCCGGGCAATATTGACTATCACCAGGCGAACAACTGGGAAGGACAACTCCCGCACGATAAAGCTATTGAGTCGCGCTTCTGCCGCTTCAGTGCGCCGGAATACGGCATTCGTGCCATTATTGCGCTGTTACGAAACTACCAGCGCAAATACGGACTGAACACCGTAACCGGTCTTGTCAGCCGCTGGGCACCATCGAACGAAAACAACACCGGCGCATATGTTCGCGGCGTGGCGAAAGCCCTCGGCATTGCCCCGGACGCCGTGATCACCCTGTCTGATAAAAACACAGCGATCCGCCTGGCGAAAGCCATTATTCAGCATGAGAACGGCAGTCAGCCTTATCCCGATGTGGTTTTTGAAAAGGCATACGCATTGTTATGACCACCAAAGCCCGCATTATCACGCTGTTATTCAGCCTGCTGATAGCGGGCTTATTATCATTCGGTCTGAAACACTACTACGACAAAGCCGGACGTCTGGATGAAGAAAACAGCGCGCTGAAAAAAGACCTCGACCGGCAGGCCGGAATTATTGCCGCGCAGTCATTTGAATTTAACCGTTTTAACCGGATAGCGCAGGCGGCAACGCAGAATAACATCACGCAGCGTGCCGCCTCGGAGGAACGCCAGATTGAATACCGCACCATTCTTAAAAACACGCCGACCTGTGCTTTGCCTGTGCCTCGCGCTGTTTCTGACGGCCTGCTCAGCACCACGTACCGTTTACGTGCCCGTACCCTGCACACCACTGCCGGACTCACTGACAAAGCCGGTGCCGCCGTCCCTGCCGCCCGCACTCTGACCTACTGCGAACTGCCGTTGTGGATTGATTTGCTGATCGCGGATCTGGATGAAGCCAACACACAACTGGACGGCATCCGCGCCGCCGAAAAGGCAAGACAGCATGAACAAACTCAACAGCATTAAAGACACGCTGTGCCGGAAGATCACATACCTGAACGAGAACCCGGAGAAACTGTATCTGTTTGTGGATGACGGCGGCATTTTTGCCACCAATGAACCGTCACTGTCCTACGAATACATTTACGGCCTGAATATTATCCTTGAGGCCTTTCCCGGTGATCAAAATATTGTCTTTGCCGTGGTGGTCGAATGGGTTAAACAGCATCAGCCGGATATTCTGGCCAACCCGGACAAACGCGCCAACGGCATCCGCTTTGAGGCCGATATTCTCAATAATCAGACCGCCAATATCAGCATTGACCTGAAACTGACAGAGCGGGTGATCGTTTCTGTGCAGGACGGAAAATATCACGTTGAAGCGGTGCCGGAGCCGGAAAACTCGATGGACAGCTGGGAATACCTGAATGTCAGATAACAGCCTTGATGCCCTGAATCATGAACTCGCCGGGCTGCTGGCCCGGGTCAGTCCGGCAGAACGGAAAAAACTGTCGCGGGCGATTGTCCGTGATCTGCGCAAAAGCCAGATAGCCCGAATCCGTGAACAGAAAAACCCGGACGGCAGCGCCTATACCCGGCGCAAAGCGCAGTTTATTACCGTGCAGCGGGAGATGCGTTTTATCTGGCGCGGGCGTGAACGGCGGCTGAAGAACTGGCAGCAGAACAAGCGGCTGATCACCGGCACCGACATTGATAAAAATGCGCAGCGATCATTCCGCAAAGGTGATATTCAGCGGTTCACGGCCATTAAAAAAGACCGGATAAAGGTCAAAGGCAACAGTAAACAGACCCGCATGTTTAAACGCCTGGCAACCGTCCGTTATATGCGCATCTTTTCCAATGAAAATGAGGCGGCGATCTTCTTCGCTCCGGCGGCGGCCGGTGTCGCGGCAGTTCATCAGTTCGGTCTGAAAGAGCGGTTACGTAATCTTGATATTCAGTACCCGCAGCGTGAACTGCTGGGCTTTTCCTCTGACGATGCCCGCCGGATTGAAGCGGCTATTATCGACTTCCTCGCCTCCTGATGTTGTATCAGCCTGACATACAACACTGAGCCGGTGCATTAATCCCCGGTTCGGTGGCAGGCTGTCCCCATGAGCGCAAATACCCAAATCGCGGAACTCCTCCGCCTGATCAGAAATATTATTCGCACCGGCGTTGTCACGGAGGTTGAAGTCGGCCGTGGTTGCCGTGTGAAGACCGGTGATCTGGAAACAGACTGGTTGCCGGTCGTGACACTGCGTGCCGGAACTGCCCGCAGCAGCTGGATGCCGTCCGTTGGTGAACAGGTGGTGATCCTGTCTGTCGGCGGCGAACTGACCACGGCGGTTGTGCTGCCGGGAATTTTTTCTGATGAGCATAGCGAACCGACCACCTCACTGACGGCAAACCACGTTACCTACCCTGACGGCGCGGTTATCGAGTACGAACCGGAGACCGGCGCACTGATTGCGACCGGCATCAAAACCGCATTGATTGAGGCCGGGGAAAGTATCACAGCGACCTCGCCGGTCGTGATCGTCAATGCCAGTGAAAATATCCGGTTTATCACCCCGGCGGTTATATGCTCGGATAACCTGACCTGCGCCACGCTGAATGTGATGAAAGGCGGCGAAATGTCCGGCAGCTTTAACCATACCGGTGGGACATTCTCCTCAAACGGCGTGGTGATTGATGGTCATGACCACGGCGGCGTAGAGCGCGGCGGAAGCCGGACGGATGGCCCGCAATGAAATATTACGGATTTAATGCCCTGACAGGCAGGGGTATCTCGGATATTGAGCATCTCCGCCAGTCGGTGCGCGACATTCTGACTACGCCGGTCGGCTCCCGTATTGCACGGCGTACCTACGGTTCCCTGCTGTTCCGCCTGACTGACCAACCGGATAACAAAGCGCTGCGGCTGCAACTGATGTCCGCCTGCTACTCTGCCCTGCTGCGCTGGGAGCCGCGGATACAGATTCAGCAGCTGACTATTTCGTCCCCGCAACCGGCCAGCATTGTGATCGACCTGTCCGGGGTGTACGCCGGAACCGGTCAGCCGTTTTCTTTTTCCGTGCCACTGAGGTAATCATGCCAACCATCGATATCAGCCAGTTACCGCCGCCGGACGTGATCGAAACGTTAGATTTCGAACAAATTTTCACTGAGCGCAGAGCTGCCTTGCTGGCCTCTCTGCCGGAAGAACTGCAAACGCCGGTCGCCCGTGTGCTGCAACTGGAATCCGAACCGCTGACCAAACTGTTACAGGAAAGTGCTTACCGGGAAATGCTGCTGCGCCAGCGGGTCAATGAAGCCGCCCGCGCCTGTATGGTGGCCTATGCCTACGGGGCAGATTTGGATCAGTTGGGCGCGAATAACAATGTTCCCCGGCTGGTCATTCAGGCGGCTGACGATACGGCGATCCCGCCACTGCCGGCCATTTATGAATCTGATGCTGATTTCCGGATGCGCATCCCGCAGGCGTTTGAAGGAATGAGTGTTGCCGGGCCTGTTGGTGCATATGTTTTTCATGCACGCAGCGCATCCGGACAGATCGCGGACGCCTCAGCAATCAGCCCGGAACCTGCCTGCGTGACCGTCAGTGTGCTGTCCCGAGAGGGTGACGGCACCGCGCCGCCGGAACTGCTGACCCTCGTTGATAAGGCGCTGAATGATGAGAATGTGCGCCCGGTGGCTGACCTCGTGACCGTGAAATCCGTTGAGATAATCAATTACACCATTGATGCGGCGCTTTATCTGTTCCCGACACCGGAATCCGAGCCGATTGAAGCGGCAGCCCGGGAACGGATAGCGCGGTATGTGAAAGAGCAACACCGTATCGGCCGTGATATCCGGCTGTCAGCCATTTACGCCGCCCTGCATGTTGAGGGAGTTCAGCGCGTCGAACTGAAAAGCCCGGCAAAAGATATCGTGATCAGCAATACCCAGGCATCATTTTGTACCGATGTGACAGTGACGGTCGGGGGTTCCGATGAGTAGCCGCCTGCTGCCGACCGGTTCCAGCACGCTGGAACTTGCCGCTGCTCAGGCGTGCGCAGAAATACAGCGCGTGCCGGTACCGATAAAAACCCTGGTCAATCCTGATACCTGTCCGCTGCACCTGCTGCCGTATCTGGCGTGGGCGTGGTCGGTTGACCGCTGGGATGCGAACTGGCCGGAGCGGACAAAGCGGGACGTTATCAAGGCGTCAATGTTCGTTCACAAACACAAAGGCACCATCGGCGCGCTGCGGCGTGTCGTGGAGCCGCTCGGCTATCTGATTAGCGTTACTGAGTGGTGGAAAACCGGCGACCGGAACGGGACATTCCGCCTGACGGTAGGCGTGTCGGAAAGCGGTATCACAGAAGAAACCTATTATGAGCTGGAGCGCCTGATATTCGACGCAAAGCCCGTCAGTCGTCACCTGCTGGGATTGTCTATCAACCTGAGCACATCCGGCCATTTTTACTGCGGTGCTGCCACCAACACCGGCGACACACTGACTGTTTATCCCTACATCCCGGAAACGGTCCGGGTGGAAAGCGCGGACTATTTTGGCGCAGCCCTGATAACCATTGATAAAGTGAGAGTAAACCCATGACAGCAAAGTATTTCGCTATCCTGACGAACTACGGCGCGGCACAGCTGGCGAACGCTGTCGCGCTGGGAACGCAGATGAATATTTCCGCAATGGCGGTCGGTGACGGTGGCGGTATGCTGCCGGTTCCGGATCCGGCACAAACAAAGTTAGTCCGCGAAACCCGCCGGGCGGCAGTCAATCAGGTATCGATTGACGAGAAAAACCCGAACTTCATCATTGCCGAACAGGTGATCCCTGAAAATGAAGGCGGTTGGTTTATCCGTGAAATCGGGCTGTTTGATGATAACGGCGGTCTGATCGCGGTCGGCAACGCCCCGGAGACCTACAAACCGAATTTACAGGAGGGGTCTGGCCGAACACAGGTTATTCAGATGGTGCTGATGGTCAGCAGTACCCAGGCTATCACCCTGAAAGTGGATCCGTCCGTGGTGCTGGCAACGCGGGAGTATGTGACCAAAAGTATTGATGCTGCGATTCAGGCATCAGAGGCCAGAGCGGCAAAGACGTATCAGCCGATTGGCGATTATGTTCTGCACCCGTATTTAAAGCTGGAACTGCTGAAAAAAATTGATAAAGCGGATATCGCTCAGCAGTTGGGAAATGATACCAGCAAGGTGGTATCACAAAATCTTCTGGCTACAGAACTCGGTAAAAAAGCCAGTGTTGCTGATGCCAACAGCAAACTCGCCAAAGACCAAAACGGCGCAGACATTCCGGATAAACCGAAGTTTATTGAAAACCTTGGTTTGGGAGAGTGGTTAAAAAATCAGATTGAGATTCCTGCTGGTATGTTTCAGACATTTCCTCACCGCGCCACGCAATTACCTCAGAAGTGGTATTCCACCAATGGTGACAGGTTTTCCGTAACATCCCCACAAGGAAAAGTACTGAAATCATTTACGGCAGAGCTGAAAGCAGACTGGGGGATCACTGAATCAGGTGGAATGATTAATGTGCCAAATATCAAACAGCCTGACGGAAGAACACCATTTTTACGCCCAGTGAATGGAACAACGCGGCAAGTGGGGACTATTGAACAAGATATGCAGCGACGAATAACCGGAGCCGTTCATTTCAGAAATAGGTATAACCCTGGGGATTCGGGGTCAGATGAAATATTTTTTGATGTGAACGGTGCGCTGTATGGTTCCAAAACCACTAATAAATCAGGAGTGGTTGAACTAAGCAAAAATGGTGAGTTATTACCTATGCATCAGCTTAATATTGATTCTGCGAAGTCAGTTCCGACCGGTTCAGAAAATACGGTATTAAACGCCGGCGTAACCTTAGCAATTTACTTAGGGGTGTAATCAGATGACTGTCATTAATTACTATTTCAATCATGATCACCCGTTACGTCCGTTCACCGGGTCTGATTATGCGAACAAGGATTCTTTTTCTCCGGTTAATGCTCTGCGTACCGAACCGGGAACACAGCCGGGATTCTGGCCGTGCGAGCAGGATGGAAAATGGGTTATTATTCCGGATCACCGTGGTACAAAAGTGTATGACACGGCAACCGCGCAGGAATCAGAGATTAAAGAACTAGGCGAACTGCCGGACGGCGTAACCACAATCGCGCCGGATGTTGAGTTTCCGAAGTGGAACGGCAAAAAGTGGGTGACGGACAAGAAAGCGAAAAAAGAAAATGATATCGCTGCTGCGGAAGCACAAAAGCAGTTTCTGATCGCCGAAGTCCACGCAGAAACCCAGATGTTGCAGACCAAGCTGTCACTAAAGCGCATCAAGCCTGCCGAGCTGGAGCTGTTAAACGCCTGGCTGGATTATCTGGATCTGCTGGAAGCCGTGGACACCTCCACCGTGCCGGATATCGACTGGCCGCAAAAACCACAGTAAACAAAAAGGGGCTCATGCCCCTTTTATATATTAACTTAATACAATAAATATATTATGAATGACCGTAATTAAAATTAATAACGAATTTAGTATAAAATACTCAAATCCAATCCGCTAAAACATTTGTATATAACTCCTGTATTTTAGTTGCGTTAGCAAAAAAACGGGCTGGATAAGCATTAGGGTAATTAGTCTCTATATAACTCTCAGTAATATCTACTAATTCATATAAATCAGACGTAAGTTTACTCACATTTGGGACTAGCTTGTCATTACTTGAGTTCAAATTAGGAACGCAATTCAATAGCATGGATGTATAATACCTATTGCCATGTGTTATTATTAAATGCCGCCTACTATGAGTATACCTATCCGTTTCAGACAAAATCTTACTAATAGCTTTCTCTATTACTCTATAATGGATTACGGCATTAATAAGCTTGATACCACTTAACCTTGGATTAAAAACAGTTTTATAAAGAGAGCCATCAAAATTATCAAAGAATCGACCTCTATTAGACTTCAATGTCGCAACAAGAGTATTATTTTTACTTAAGCAAGCCAATGCATTAAGAGCTTCATCTAAATCTATTATTTTTAAATTTGTTTGTGAATAATCTTCATCAGTTCGTAATAATTGATATTGATACCCTTCTAATATAAGCTCTCTTGCTAAACGATGCTGATCAGGTTGTTGTGAGGCAAAATCTCGTCCTAATACTCTGTTTTGGAAGTTATTTGCCTTAGTTATTGAGTTTGCTTTATCATTGTTAGTATCATCTTTTATCTCAATAAAACGGGCCGGAACTTTGATTCTATATATATTTTCGCCTAAGGCACTTATAACAGCCCCAATACTACTAACTGTTTGCGCTCCGTTGATAATACTTACATCTTTAAAGTCAAATGTTCCTCTCTCTGTTACACCAGCTGCATTTCTTCTATGCGGGATAACTTCATTAACTAAAAGTGTTATTCCATTATTATAAAACCAAAACATATCAGGAGTTTCAATAGCTGTTCTTTTTATTTCTTCATTAACATCAGTTTTGCCTAACATATTTCTAATATTTTTAGTAAAAAGACGCGTTCCATATTTCTCCCACCAATTTCCTATTTGGTCACCAGATAGTGTTCCATAAAATGCTTTATAAGGTTCATTCAGATACCCATATCGTTCAATCTCAACACCTGATAAATCTATTTGCCCTCTTGAACCTGCTTGTAACCAATGAACCAAGTCTTCAGATGAAATTAAATGAACTTGAAAACCCCATTCCTCTTTTGGTTTTTCATCTGGTGTAAAAGATGCTTCATTCAATTGAAGTTGCCATTCTTGCATATCACGCAAAATTTCCTCGGAAGCGCCCTTCTTCCCAGTATGGGTCATTGCAAAAATAAATTTATAATCAAAAGAATTAAGTGCTGTACTTATATCCGAATTTTTATCTTGAAGGATTGTATCGAATAATTCATAGCGTTCATTCTGCAATTTTTCACAAGCATCCTTGAAGCAAATAAAATCAGGTTTAGTCCATGTACCACTGCCTGCTTGATTAAATTTTGATTGCACTACTACAACTATTTTTTCATTATGATTTATAACTATACCATCAATACCACCATCTTCACTGCTATCACAAACTGATTGACCCGCTTGTTTTTCATCAACTCCACCCAATTGATATAATGTAAATGCGGCTAATGCTCTACTTGCCATCTTAACATTATAATCTTGTTGATCTGGATGGCATTCCCGTTTATGGATATAGCTTTCAAACCTTTCCCTTAAACCACTCCCTAACCGTTGCGCTATCACTTGGGCTGTAGCAGGAGCTGCTACAGCGTTATCCTCAATTCGAATATCTACAACAAAAGCCATATTGTATCCTCTTGAAATTAAATACTATATCTATTATTCCTTATGTTAGTATATTGTGGTATTTGTTATATCGGCTTAGATCACAAAGTTGAATATTACATTAAATATTATTAACATTATGATTATTTAAATTAAATTCAAGGCAATAAAAAAATGATATATTAATTTTTGGTACCATATTTTTAGACCCAAATATAAAAACAAAATTTATACATATAAATCTGTCACCCAAACGCTCCCTCATACCTTTGTTGTACAATCCCCTCCTACAACACCAACCGCACGACATCGCACCATATCAATAACACCATAGAAAGCACCAAAAAGAGGAGCTTCTTTCTATGGCACAAGATTATCATCACGGCGTGCGGGTCATTGAAATTAATGACGGCACACGCCCTATCCGCACGGTCAGTACGGCAATTGTCGGCATGGTTTGTACCGCTGACGATGCGGATGCAAAACAATTCCCGCTGAACAAACCCGTTCTGGTGACGGATATCCGTTCCGCGCTCGGCAAGGCCGGGGATACCGGAACGCTGGCGCACTCACTCCAGGCAATCAGCGACCAGACAAAACCGGTAACGGTTGTTGTCCGCGTTGAACAGGGCGAAAGCGAAGCTGAAACCACGTCAAATATTATCGGCGGCACGACTGACGACGGACGCAAAACCGGTATGCAGGCGCTGCTCGTCGCAAAAGCACATACCGGCGTTAAGCCGCGTATTATTGGTGTTCCCGGGCATGACACACAGGCCGTCACATCAAAGCTGGTCACGATTGCACAGACACTGCGGGCATTTGCCTATGCCAGCGCCTACGGCTGCCAGACCATTCCCGATGTACTGGACTACCGCAAAAACTTCAGCCAGCGTGAACTGATGCTGATTTACCCTGATTTCCTGTCGTGGGATTCCGTTAAAAGTGCAGAGGCCACTGCTTACGCAACAGCGCGGGCGCTGGGACTGCGTGCAAAAATTGACGAAGAAATCGGCTGGCACAAAACCCTGTCAAACATTGGGGTAAATGGTGTAACCGGTATTTCCGCAGATGTATCGTGGGAATTGCAGGACCCGGCAACCGATGCCGGTCTGCTGAATGAAAACGACATCACCACACTGATCCGCGAAGACGGTTTCCGTTTCTGGGGTTCCCGCACCTGTTCCGATGATCCGCTGTTTGCCTTTGAAAACTACACCCGCACCGCGCAAGTACTGGCCGATACCATGGCAGAGGCACACATGTGGGCGGTTGATAAGCCGATGACCCCGACACTGGTCAAAGACATGATCGACGGTATCAACGCCAAAATGCGCAGCCTGACGACTCAGGGTTATCTGCTCGGCGGTGAGTGCTGGTTTGATCCGGATGCTAACAGCAAAGAAGAGCTGAAAGACGGGCAGTTAGCGATCGATTATGACTACACACCGGTACCACCGGCTGAAAATATCAAACTGCGTCAGCGTATCACCGACAGATACCTGATGGACTTTGCATCAAAAATTAAGGGGTAATCATGGCCTTACCGCATAAATTAAAAAACATGAATCTGTTTTTTAACGGCGACAACTGGCAGGGAAAAGCCGAAGAAATCACCCTGCCGAAACTGACCCGCAAGCTGGAAGCCTACCGCGCGGGCGGTATGAACGGTGCCGCACATGTTGATTTCGGGCTGGAAGATGACGCACTGGGGATGGAAATCACCCTCGGCGGCATGGAAGCGCAGATCTATAAACAGTGGGGTATTGCCAACATTGACGGCGTGCCGCTGCGCTTTGCCGGGGCCTATCAGCGCGACGATACCGGCGAGACCACCGCCTGTGAGGCGGTGGTACGCGGACGATTATCTGAAATCGACCCGGGCAGTGCAAAACAGGGCGATAACACTCAGGTGAAATTCAGCTTTAAACCGACCTATTACCGGCTGGTCTGGAACGGTGCTGATCTCATTGAGATTGATGTCGTCAATATGATCGAAAAAGTGGACGGCGTCGACCGTCTGGCAGAACAACGCGCCGCTATCGGGCTGTAACAGGAATAACATAAATGACTGAGCAAGTTAATAAAACATCGGCGGTTGTCGAACTGGATGACCCTATCATGCGCGGTGAAACAAAAATTACCCGTGTCACTGTCCGCAAACCAAAATCAGGTGCTCTGCGCGGTGTGCGTCTTGTCGCACTGATGGATATGGACGTAACGGCCATGACCGAAGTGTTACCGCGTATCACTGATCCTGCACTGACAAAGCCGGAGATTATGTCAATGCCGCCGGGTGATCTGCTCAATATGTCGATCGAGGTGGTTAATTTTTTGCTGCCGAAGTCGATGCAGGCCGATTACCGGAACGATTAACCGTTGATGATTTGGTGGCAGATATTGCCGCCATTTTTCACTGGACACCTGCCGCCACGGCGGACATGAGTCTGACAGAATTAATTGAATGGCGTTATCACGCTTACAAACGCAGCGGTAACAGTGAATGAGCAGAAACCTCCGTTTACAGGTCGTGTTAAATGCCGTCGATAAATTAACCCGGCCGTTCCGCAGTGCGCAGGAATCCAACAAACGACTGGCGGGCGCTGTCCGCCAGTCCCGCGATGCACTGAAAGACCTGAACCGGCAGGCCGGACAAATTGACGGCTTCCGTAAAACCAAACAGCAACTCACCGAAACGCAGCAGGCTTATCAGGCGGCTACACAACGCGCCGCCGCCCTCGCCCGCGAAATGAACGCCTCCGGCAATCCGACCCGGCAACAGGCCGAAGCGCTTAAACGTGCGCAGCGTGAAGCCGGTCAACTGAAAAACCGGTTTGAACAACTCCAGCGATCCACCCAGCAACAGCGCACGGCCTTACAGGCCAGCGGTATCTCAACAACCCAACTCGGGCAGGCACAGCGCCGCCTGAACAGCGACATAGCCCGCACCACCCAGCAACTGCAACGGCAGGAACAGCAGTTGCGACGCAGCGCCGAACAGGAACGCCGGATGGCAGCGGCCAAAGGCAGCTATCAGAAAACGATAGATGTCCGGAATAAAATGGCCGGTACCGGTGCAACAGCGATGGCGACCGGCGGCGCGGCGTTATATGCCGGTAAGAAATTTATGGCGCCGGGCTATGAGTTTGAAACCGGGATGTCAAAAGTGCAGGCGCTGACTCGGCTTGATAAAGACTCAAAAGAGTATAAAGCGCTACGTGAACAGGCACGGCAACTGGGGGCGACCACGGCATTCACCGCAAACGAAGTCGCACAGGGGCAGTCATTCTATGCCATGGCCGGTTTTAAGCCGGAGCAGATACAGAACGCCATGAAAGGCACTCTGTCAATGTCACTTGCCGGTGATATCGACCTTGCCACCACAGCCGATATCGGGTCAAACATCCTGACCGGCTTTAAGCTGAACTCTGATGAAATGAACCGCGTCAGTGATACGCTCGTTGCCACCTTTACCCGGTCAAACACCAACCTGAATATGTTGGGCGACACGATGAAATATGTCGCGCCGGTCGCATCCGGGCTGGGTGTGGATCTGGAAACCGCCGCTGTTGCCGCCGGTAAGCTGGGTGATGCCGGTATTCAGGGCAGTATGGCCGGTACCAGTCTGCGATCTATTCTCGGTCGCCTCGCTGAGCCGCCAAAACAGGCTGCTGACGCACTGGAAGAACTGAACATCAAGACACGGGATGCCAAGGGCAACTTACGCGGCCTGCCTGAAATTCTTGCTGATCTGGATAAAAAGACAAAGAAAATGGGTACCGCGCAACGTGCGGGGTACTTCAAACACATTGCGGGTGAGGAAGCATTCTCCGCTCTGTCAGTACTGACAGACCAGGCAGGCAGCGGCGAGCTGCAAAAAATGATCGCCGAAGTCAAAGCGGCCAAAGGTGAAGCTCAGAAAGTGGCCGATACCATGACCGATAACCTTGACGGTGATTTAAAAAACCTGACCTCCGCATGGGAGGATGTCGGTATTCAGATATTCGGCGGCGTTGACAGCCCGCTGCGGGATATCGCGAAATCCATCACTGATATTATCAGTAAGGTCGGGGACTGGGCGAAACGCAATCCGGAGCTGGCGAACACGCTGACAAAAATTGCCCTGGCACTCGGTGTGATCCTCGCCGTGGGCGGCGCGATTGTTCTGATGCTGGCTGCGATGCTCGGCCCGGTCGCGATGCTGAAACTCAGTATGTCGGTTCTCGGCATCAAGGGTCCCGGTGCGTTTGGCCTGCTGGCTAAAGGGCTGAAAGCCGTCGGGCTGGCCTTATTCGGTATCGGGAAAGCCCTGCTGACGAACCCGCTGTTTCTTGCCGCCGCCGTGATTGCCGGTATCGCCTACGCAATATATAAAAACTGGGATACTGTTGCCGCGTTCTTTAAGAAGCTGTGGGCGGATATTGTCAGTTCCTGTGATGCCGCATGGAAATGGATAGGCAGTATTATCAGTAAGGCATGGGAGGGAATAAAAAATTATTTCCTGAACTACACCCTTGTCGGACTGATTTATAAAAACTGGGACGGCATCAGGAAATACATGTCTGATCTGTGGGAAACCGTGAAAACCACCATTAAAACCAAGTGGGATCAAATCATCACGGATATTCAGAACCTCCCGGCCACCATGAAACAGGCCGCATCTGACATGATAGACAGCGTTATCAACGGTATTAACGAAAAATGGACGGAGCTAAAAAATAAGTTCGGCGAACTTAAGCAGATGGCAAAAGATGCCCTCACACCGGACTGGTTAATCGACGCCAAAAAAGACCCGAAATTTGTTAACGCCGTGGATGCCTCACAGAAAACCACCATGACCGGCGGCATCCGTAACGCCAACTGGAGCATTCCGCCGAAAAAATACGCCGGAGCCTATGATTCCGGCGGACATATTCCGCACGGTCAGTGGGGTATCGTTGGTGAGAACGGGCCGGAAGTCGTGGACGGCCCGGCAAATGTGACCGGCCGGAAAAATACGGCAGCACTGGCAATGCTGGCACTGAGTACGCTGTCCCAGCCGATAGCGGCGGCACCGGCACAAACCGTCGTCGGTTCTGTCAGCAGCGCGTATTCATCACAGCAGAACGCCGCGCCGGTCATCAACATCTACCCGACACCGGCACATTCCGCACAGGATATCGCCCGCGAGGTTGCCCGCCAGTTAGAAGCGCACACCCGCCGACAGCAGGCCAGCCGCCGCAGCGGATACGGTGACACAGAGGAGTTTTAATTATGGCGATGGCTGCACTCGGCCTGTTCGTGTTTGAGCTGCGAACCGTGCCGTTTCAGGGGATGCAGGAAGAAAAACAATACCGGTTTGCGTATAACAGCCGGGTCGGAAAGCGTCCGTCCTGGCAATTTTTGGGGCTGTCCAATGATCCGATTACCCTGTCCGGCACACTCTGCCCGGAAATCAGCGGCGGTAAGTTTTCCATGATGGCGCTGGAAGCCATGGCCGACAGCGGAAAAGCCTGGTCGTTTATCGGCGGCGAGGGAACCATTTACGGGATGTATGTTATTGAGTCCATCAGCAAAAATAAAAGTGAATTTTTCCACGACAGTGCAGCCAGAAAGATAGATTTTACCATCAAGCTCACCCGCGTTGATGAATCGCTGTCTGAGATGTTCGGTGATATCAGCGCACAGCTTGACTCACTGACTGACACCATCAGCGGCATGGGTAATAAAATTTCTGACAGCATTACAGGGTTATTATCATGACGGATTTTTTCCTCACCGGTACCGAGTGCGCCCCGGCATATTCGCTTTCCGCCGGGTCCGTCAACATCAATGAGCGGATTCAGGGGCGGCTGATTTCCCTGTCACTGACGGATAACCGCGGATTTGAGGCCGACCAGCTGGACATTGAGATCGATGATGCCGACGGTAAAATGATGCTGCCGAAGCGCGGCGAGGTATTATCGCTGCACTTAGGCTGGAAGAATGAACCGCTGATTTTTAAGGGTAAATTTACCGTTGATGAAATAGAGCACAGCGGACCGCCTGACAAGCTGACCATACGCGGGCGTAGTGCGGATTTCCGTTCGTCACTGAACGCAAAGCGCGAGGTGTCCTATCACGAAAAAACGCTGGGCGACATCATCACCACCATTGCAAAGCGGAATAACGTAGAGCCGGTGATCGAGAAGAAACTCGCTGAGATTAAAATCGCCCATATCGACCAGACCAACGAATCAGACGGCTCCTTTCTGGCGCGGCTCGGCAAACAGGAGGGGGCTGTTGCGGCCATAAAAAACGGCCGGTTGCTGTTTATGCCGCAGGGCAGCGGAAAAACCGCGTCCGGCAAACCGATCCCGCCGCTGCTGATCACCCGTTCCGTCGGTGACGGCTACCGCTTTTCACTGGCCGACCGTGGCGCATACACCGGCGTTATTGCCTCATGGCTGAACACCCGCAAGCCGAAGAAAAAAGACGAGGTTAAAGTTAAACGTAAGCGGAAGACCAAAAAGAAAAGCCAGGAAAAAATCAAAAAGCCGGATGAGCCGCAGGGAGATTATCTGGTCGGAGACGAGGGGAATGTGCTGACGCTTTCACACACTTACGCGAACAAAAATAATGCTGAACGGGCAGCGAAAGCCGCCTGGGAAAAAATGCAGCGTGGCGTTGCATCGCTGTCTCTCCAGCTGGCAAAAGGCCGGGCGGATATCTACCCGGAAATGCCGGTTAAAGTTCAGGGATTTAAACCGGAAATTGACGGCGCAGAATGGATACTGACGAAAGTGTCGCACTCCCTGAATGACAGCGGGTTTACATCTGCCCTGGAATTTGAAGTGAAAATCTCTGATGTTGAAATGGGTGACGGATAAAAACGCAAAATAATACTGATTAAATCATCAGTGGTTGCTATAATTATCACAATATCAACATGATGATAAAAGGTAAGTCAATCATGATGAAATGTCCTCTTTGCGGCGAACTTGCCCGCACCCGCAGTTCCCGTGATGTCACAACCGAAACGAAAGAACGTTACAACCAGTGCATGAATATTAATTGCGGTGCAACGTTCGTCAGCCATGAATCTCTTTCGCGGTTCATTACAAAGCCTAATCTCATTGAAGCGGCTATTCCGCATCCCAGGGATAATAAGCAGGTATCGCTCAGTTTTTAATAAAACAAAGCCCCGGATTCCGGGGCTGTTGTTAATTTGTACCAGCTCAGACTTGAGCTGACAGTTTTCATAGTCAGCACACAATCAAATCTGGCAGTCTGCTTTGAGCAACTAACGACGCGAGCTTAGCTTGCAAGCGTCCGGGCGACCGTAGGGAGCGAATTTTATGGCCTTGTTACACGTTGAGCCTGGATACATGTTTAGCCAATTTTTCCTCAATCTGCATAAGCCGAAGAATAGGAGATTTTAACTCCTTTGTTTCTTTGGCGGCATACTCTCTAAGCTGTGATAAGCAGTTGAAATACGCTCGGTTTATGATTGGTTCAAGTTCAACACCAAATTCTGTACGTAAATTCTGCTGAATTTCTTCAATATCTCTCGTTTGGTTATTCTTTGCACCCACACCTTGGTTTTTGACTATGGGTGACCAAAGCATAAAATGCTTTTCATAGCCCTCGAAATACTTGTTTGCATATTGAATGTTTTTTCGGAACTTTTTGGTAAAGCGATTCACGTTGTCAGACTGGCAATCTTTGACGTACTGAAGACCCGTAACTAAATGGGTAGCGACCTCGCAGATATAAACAATTTTATTTTTAGGATTTATGCCAACAACATCAATTTCGCCCTGAACGTCTGGAGTATATAGGTTGTACTCAATGAAGTCACAGCCCAGAAAATATTTCAGATACTCTCCTACAATTTCTTCTCCTGGGTTTTGCACTCTCTCTCCTTAAAACGTGTAACACTTATTCGGCAAAAAGATCCATATTTAAGCACGGACTTTTCCACCTCTTTTAATTTAATGTGCAGAACACTACACCGCCTTTTTATAACTGACAAGAGGCTATAGGTTCGTCTGGTATTTGCATCTGCTACAAACACGGATTAATCCGTCTAAAAGCGGTGGCGATGCCCTGATGCGGACAAGATGTTTTTGCAGTACCAAAACGTCTGCTTTTGGCACAGAGCTGCCTGTCAGATTAGATTTAGATCTGTGCCGTAGCTGTGTCAGGTTAAATCTGAGCTAATACAAATAATTTACTCACCGTTATTACCTCATGAAATGGATAAGGATTATTTATACACAACATATAGGGTGTGAAACGTGAGCTTTAGCCAAATTTAACAAAACCATTACACGGAAAATATCAAAATAAGTAAGCCCCGGATGCCGGGGCTTTGATCTATATAATGCCGAATGTGGTCGCGATGTGGACATCGCCAGAAACAAATCCTTTTGTTTCATGCAGATAAGTCACTACTTACACGCCGCTTTTGCGGCGTTATTTATTTCTGCTCTCACTACCCTTTATTACCACGGCGCTGTAACTGATCCCGCAGGTTCGGCGGTGTCCCTTTAATCGTCAGGGTATCCGTGGCCGCATCCCAGAAAATCCGTTCACCCAGTAACATCGCATCAAAATTAATGGTCAGCCCGCCACCGCTGCCGGCAAATTTTGTCAGCTGACGTAATGTGCTGCGATCGGCCGGGAAAGAATCCTCCAGTCCGTACTCTTTTTCCTGAGTAAACTGCGCAAAACTCTGCTCACCCAGCGGGGGCAGTTCCGCAGACAGTTCTGTCAGCTGAATCTCTTCGCCGCTCTGTAACTGCTCCGTGCAGTAATCAAACACCTGTTTGCGGTAAGACTGGCGCTCCTGTTTGTCCGCCTGTGCTTCCTCACAGTAATCGTCCAGCGCCTGTAACAGGCCTTTGTTCTGGATTTTGGCATTAAAGCCTTCTGCGGCACCGAGGAAATCCATAAAGAAATCGGAGACTTTGCGCCCGACGCGGCCTTTGAGGAAGGTCAGGTAACGGCTGGATTCCGGATTGGTTTCCCATTCAGTCAGGTCAATACGGGCGATAATATCCGCATGCGGAATATCCAGATAATGGGTGCTGTTAAGCTCCAGGCTCTCATTGACCAGCATGCTCTGGCAGTTGTCGAGCACCGCCACCAGCAGATATTCCACCGCCAGATAGCGGTAATGGGCAAACAACACCACGCCGCCCTGGGCAAACGGGTATTTTGCCAGCTCATCCTTCAGGCGGACGGTTGCCGCACGGGTAAAGGCGTGAAATTCTTCCTCGCCCTGCCGCTGCAGACGCAGCGCCTCTGACAGTTCACTTTCTTCATTAAACACACCGTACGCTTTGCTTTTCGCGCTGTAGACCCGGTGCAGTTCAGCCATCATTTCCTCAACAATGGCGGTTTTTTCCAGTGGTGTGTCCCGCAGCACCACTTCCAGTGTCTGTTCGTCGCGTTTAATCAATTGATGCAACGCAATCTGAATGATATCCAGACTCATCTTTTACTCCTTCGGCCTCGTTTGCGCGTATTCAAACACCGTTGTAATCTGTGCGCAAGTCACAATCACAGGAGAATGTGACAAGACAGGATAATCAGCGGCGTGCATACTGAAAATGGCGTATTCCCTGCGTAACCGGATCCATAATTGAAATAATTTTCCGCAAAAAGCAGAAATACGGCCGCTCATCAGTTATGATATAGAGCTTTGTACAATCAGGATATCTACGTTTATGCCGCAATCATCCCGCTACAGTGATGAACACGTTGAAAAGTTACTGGCTGAGCTGGTCAGTGTGCTGGAAAAAAACCGGACACCGACCGACCTTTCTCTTATGGTGTTAGGAAATATGGTGACCAATCTCATCAATACCAGTGTTGCGCCGTCACAACGCGCTCATATTGCTGAATCCTTCGCCCGCGCCCTGCAATCTTCCGTCAGTGAAGATAAAGCGCACTGACCGCATTCCGGCTGACGACGAAATTCTATGGTAACGTATCGTCCGAAATACGGTGACAAAGTTTCCCAGATGATTAGCTGGGGGCACTGGTTCACCCTGTTTAATATTCTGCTGAGTCTTGCACTCAGCAGCCGTTACCTGTTTATTTCTGACTGGCCGGATACGCTGATTGGCCGTATTTACGCCATCACCAGCTGGCTGGGGCATTTCAGTTTCCTGGCATTCGCCCTCTATCTGCTGATTGTGTTTCCGCTCACTTTTGTGGTGATGTCGCAACGGCTGCTGCGCTTTTTATCCGCCGCCCTCGGTACAGCGGGGCTGACACTGCTGCTGTTTGATATCGGCATCTATGAACAGTTCCGCCTGCATTTAAACCCGGTGGTGTGGGATCTGGTCGTGAACCCGGAACAGGGGGAAATGGCACGGCGCTGGCAGTTTATCTTTATTGCGATCCCGGTTATTTTCCTGGTCGAAATGCTGTTCGGCACCTGGAGCTGGCAGAAACTGCGCAGCCTGAACCGGCAAAAATTCGGTAAACCTGTTGCGGTGGTATTTATCACTGCCTTTATTACCTCTCATATTATGTATATCTGGGCGGATGCTAATTTCTACCGCCCGGTGACGATGCAGCGCTATAACCTGCCGGTCTCTTACCCGATGACTGCGCGCAAATTCCTGGAGCGTCACGGCCTGCTCGACAGTACCAGTTATGAGCAGCAGCTGCTTCTGCACGGTGATCCGACCGCTCAGGGTGTTGAGTACCCGATCAACAAACTGACCTATGCAGACAACGGCAGCGGCTACAATTTACTGCTTATCACCCTCACCTCGCTGAGCCGGGAAGATATTGATAAGGCAATGCCTAACCTGAACCGGTTTGCAGAGGAAAGCACACAATTCACACAGCACTACAGCAGTGAAATTAATCCGGAACGGGCACAGTTCGGGCTCTATTACGGCATCTCCGGCACCTATTATGACGGCATCCTCAACGGACGCATTCCGTCCGCACTGATGACGGCGCTGAGTGCACAGAATTATCAGTCAGGGTTCTTCTCAACAGAAAACTTTGCCTCTCCGCTCTTCCGTCATGCCCTGCTGGCGGATTACAGCCTGCCGCCGCTGCGTGACGGACTGAACAGTAACAGAACAGCTACCGCCTCTGCGGATGTGGCAGGCCGCTGGTCAGTCTGGCTGAAGCAGACCCGCAAAGATCAGCCGTGGTTTGCACTGATTAACCTCAGTACGCCGTTACCGGATGGCCATTCCGCCCCTGACATGACAGATATTGATAACACGCTGGGCACACTGATTCAGGATATCCGGGCACGTGGTGAGTGGGATAAAACCGTCATTGTCATCACCGCCGGTGCCGGTGACAGCATGGCCAAATTACAGGACAACTGGGTCACTGACGGCAAATTTAACCGCGACCAACTACGTGTTCCGCTGATTATTCACTGGCCGGATACTCCGGCACAAACCATCAGCAAACTAACCGCACATCCGGATATTATGGCAACCCTGATGCAGCGCCTGCTGCACGTCAGCAATCCGCCGGGAGAATACACCCAGGGTGATGATCTGTTCACTACCACGCGGCGAAAACCACGGATATTCACCGGCGACAACAGCAATCTGGTCATTATCAAGTCAGACTCCGCCTCACTGCTGACCTCACAAGGCAAATACCAGCGCTTTGATGAGAATAATGAGAAGATCCGCAATGCCAAGCCGGATATGGCGGAATTACTCCAGGTGCTGACAGAGCAGAAACGCTTTATCGATACCCACTGA